CTCATTGCAGAAATGTTTATGCTGATTGCGGTGAAGTCGGGTAACATGCATAGACAATGTATTGGCGTTCCGAGTATAATAGGGACAGTCTTGGCAGTATCGCCGGGAACCATGCATTTCTTGTCTCATTTTAAAAAATAATGAAACGAACCAGAAACAAAAATAAAATTGAACTTTTACCCCTTGCATAAAAAAATAAAAAATGAAGTCGGCTGTCCAGAAGGTGCTCGTGATACGAAAAATGCAATTGCCAGATGAGATTTGTGACGAGATAATAGCGTATTTGTTTTACCAAATCGTTGAGAGAACAAATAAAAAGAAACGGGATGTAAACGATTTTATTAAACGTAATATTATCCGATACGAAGAGTATAATACTACGACGAAGATGTGTGTATGGGGACTTAGTTTTTATCCGTACGATAAAACGCAGATACAAAACATGAATTGCACGATGTGTGGTGATTTCTTATTTTCACGTTATAGACAACATAAATCATGCAATTGCATTCTTTAGTTAATATATAACAAATGAAAGCGTTTGTTTTTACAAATCCGATGAATGGGATTGGGTTTAAAAATGCGATTCCGTGGAAGTCAAAACTCGGCCAAGACTATTTCAATGCATTGACTACAGGAAATGGGAACAACGCGGTAGTTATAGGATATAATACGTTTCAAAGTAATAATTTTAAACCATTTCCGAATCGAAGAAACTATATAATGACGAGGTATCCAGAGGTTGCTGCCGAAGATTGCGGGTCTGATGTTATATTTGAATCAAGTATTGAAAACATTCTTATGCTGGATAATATTTTTGATGAAGTATTTGTGATTGGTGGTGAGACAATGTTCGAGATGTTTGAACCTTTTTTTACAGAAATCTACGTAATTATGATCCATAAGTATACTCAGATAGATTCTTTATTTATAGTTGATTTAAAAAAATACGATAAACATATCATTAAGGAATTAACAGCTGAAAACGATCTACTTTCATTTTTGTTGTACACCAAAAAATAAAATTGATTTTTTTATTCAGAGAACACATTATTATATAATATGACAAATCGGATTACTCGTTCGGCTGCATCAAAACAAACCATTTTCGTTCAGCTCCCGTATTACCGTTCTAAAAAGATTTCAATTGATTTCGATGACGCTCACGACGAATGGATAGCAAATAAGAAACGTCTTGCAAATGGACAATATGTATATCTTTGTGGAAAAACCACTGGAACAGGAAGTAAATGTAAAAGAGGTTGTCATGATATGATCGGGCTGTATAGTGGTTGTAAAATACATTTTATGTGGGAGGAGAATGAAAACTCTTTTTAAACTACTTAATCAATCATCCAGCGTCAAATCAATTACTTCGTCAAACTTTTCATACAAAGACAATTCTTTCAATGTTGGGAGCGCATGATCGTGTCTATAGTAATGAGTCAACAATTTGTGCACGTTATTTTTCAAATTCTTGCCAACTTTCAATTTATTTTTCCGAAGCAGCTGCTTTACTTTTCTCTGAATTGATTCTAAATCTGCATCGTCCCGGTTTATATTTAGGACTACTATAATTGTGCTTATACTGCATATCTGGTTTGGCGAACTGCGAAAAGGGTATGTCGTCCTTGCCATCGTAATAAAATTGTGATTTTTTATTTTTTTTCTACACGACGGTTTTCGACAAAATAAAATTGACAAAACTCATCTGTACTTGTAGTCATAAGTATAGGTATATTCATACGTATAATCAAAGTCTACATCATAATCATACTCATTTTCAATCTCGTCGCATTCGTATCTTAAATCATCATCATTATCTGAAATGTGAAAATAACTCATATTCTATATAACGAATGAACTCTTTATTTCGTTTCGCGCGATATTTTATAGCATAGGCTATGTATATATATGTTTGTATATTTATTGGTATGTTCCGACAACTCCACTTATGTCGGCGCGACGGTTAATTTAGAACGTCGGCTTCGCCAACACAATAAAGAGATTACAGGAGGAGCGAAACGAACGACTTCTAAGGTGAATAAGGGCAAAACATGGAAAAGAGTTTGCCATGTATCAGAATTTCCAGATTGGCAATCAACGTTGCAATTTGAATGGCGATGGAAACAATTATCGCGAAAATACTCATCGGCCTTGTTACCTTTGGAGCGGCGGATGTTGGCACTGAAAGAATTGTTACTTCTGGCCCAATCTACTTCAAAAGCGAAACCGTTTCAAGAATGGGATCACAAACCGATTGTGCATTTAGAAGAAGAAGAAGTTCGCGGACATTTTTCACCTTCAATAGAATACGATATTATTTGATTAAAAAACAATATAAATCATTCATGTAATACAAATAAAATGAGTTCTAAACAAAGACGCGTGAATGCACCTCCATCTCAACCTGTAGTTTCTTCTCCTCCTGCCCCCCAAGTCAATCGTCCAGTAGACATGACTCTTCCGCAAGTTTTGCAACTATTAGAAAGCAGATTGCGAAAACTGGAACAGGTACAGGTGAAACCACCGGTGGTTGATGAAACCAAGCCATCATTTGAAAATGTGATTTCGTCTTTACAGACGGAATATGATTCCCGGTTCAACATGTTAGTGACTGAAATAAACCAAATGAAAGATATTGTATTGAAACTGCAGACGTATACGATGGATGTGAACAAGACACTGTTGGAAGAGAGAGTGCACTTCATGGCGGATTTGTCTAATGTGAAGGAGAACATTGTAATGCAGGAGAAGACTGACGAAGAAGAGGAAGAAGAAGACGCATAAATGTTTACTTCGCAGCTCTTACATACCAGGGTTTTCTTCCTCCTCTGGTCTTACTGTTCTTTCCTCTACTTTTTCGTCCACGCGTCTTCCTACTGACCGCACTCAGTTCAACACCTTTCTTGTATACTTTTTTAGCCGATTTCATCGCTTCTCCTAATGAGAACGAAGGATTTGACAATCTTCCTAAACGGAACTTTTCCTGAACGAGTTTTGTCCATGCATTCGCCATTTGTTATATATATTTTAGTTTAGAAATAAATATAACTTAAATACAAAATCTGAATACATACAAATGGATTCTAACGAGAGAGACGAATATTACAATCAACTGGAAGATGCGAAAGCAAAGTTCTATCAAAAAAATGGCAAAAACACTATTTTCAAAAATAAACAAAAGTTAGAATGTGCGCAAACACTAACAAATGAATTCGATCTAAACAAAATGATTGAATGCACGGCGTTTGTCGTTCCGAATACGAATATCATTTATTACAACTATCTTGTTTTCAAAATATATGGAAACGAATCGAACCGACTTGAAGTATATTCGCATATAATGAATTTAATTAATTCGGTTTTAGAAACCTACGATACATTTGAAGTTCACGTGAACTTGAAGTCGTTTACCATTTCTGCATGTCATCGGTATTATAAAATGATCTCTTCTTCTTTTGACGAGAACACACTACTGACCGATAAATTGTCGAAACTCGTCATTTACAACACTCCAAGTATCGTAGATCAACTCACCGCGATTCTATACTCAACTGTAAAAGAGGTTTTGCCGAAAACAGAGTACTATTATAAAGATTCAAGCGATGCGAGAATAAATGCCTTATTTGATATTAGATAAATAATAATATATGATGTATTTTCACTATATATATTATTATGTGGACCACCCTAATCCTTTTTTTCATAATTTTATTTACGTATATACATTTGCAACACCAGTTGAAAACTGGGGATGACATGGATGTATATGAATACGAATATGTATCCGCCGCAGGATTGCAAGATATAACACAATACAAACAACCGGTTCTGTTTTCTCTCCAATTGCCTTCATTGAGAGACAATCCGCATTTAGACCCAATACAGATCAAAGACATCCGCGAATATTTTAAATCAAATACCAGCATAGACACAATTTCTTTGTCTCAAACGAGCGCCAGAGGATTGTTGGATACAGACTCAAAGTCGTTGTTTTATAGTGATCGCAACCAAATGTCTATTGCGAAATCTGAAAAATGGACGAAATGGTTTGAAACGATGGACCCATTCCTTCAACCCGCCTTTACGATTTATAGAGAGTATGATGTATTGTATGGTTCTCAAAATACACACACGATCACAATGTTTCATAGAGAAAGTCATGTGTATATTTATTTGCCGCAAGAAACCAATCCTTCTTCCATACGGATAAAAATGACGCCGTGGAGCAATCGGACATTTTTTGATCAAGAGTTGGATTATACATACTACGAGTTCTGGACGAAAACCAATTTGTTTGAGAAAAATGAACGGTTTCGGTGTCTTGATTTCATGGTGAAACCGGGATATGTTCTATATATCCCGCCATATTGGTTTTATAGTATTGAATATCAAGATAAAACGAACGAAATCTGTATGGCAAAATATACGACGGGCGCAAACTTATTGGCAAATGCGAAACATATTGGCAAATATTGGCTGCAACAACAGAATATCCAAGAAAAATGGTGGAAACCTTTGGAAAACAGTTCGAAAGACCAAGATGAAAAAGAAGCCGTAGTAGTGGATTTGTCTCAAGAAAAGCAAGATGTGGCGGAAAAATTAGTTTCTGAAATAAAGAAAATATGACATTATTATAATAATGACGACAAAAAAGATAAAATCGCGCAGAAATAAAACTAAAAAAACGAAACTCGCCGGTAATGTTTCAAATGCACAAAAATCGCGTTTGGTCAAAACCTTCTTTGAAATACTTCATACCATTAAGTTATATCATTGGAAAACCAAGTCTTTCTCTCAACATAAAGGAACGGACGAGCTTCACGAAAAGCTCGCACAACAAACGGACAGATTTGTAGAGGTGTTATTGGGTAAAACGTCGTCACGTATTGACATGGTAGAGCACAAGATAACGTTATATGATTTTGATAATAAACAAGATTTTAAACATAAGCTTTTTGAATTTAGGCAGTTCTTGATTGATTTGCGCGAAGTGTTCCCTTCGAAACGAGACACAGACCTTATGACGATAAAAGATGAAATGTTGGAAAGTGTGAATCAATTCCTATACATATTGACGTTGACGTAGCTTATATTATTTTAGAAAATCAATATGAAACTAATTGCATTATAACGACAAGGAATCAATATGGAGAATGAATGGCTTATACCAAATTTAACATGCGTACTTTTTTTCAATACGATTTGGCTTTTAGAAAACAAATCAAATGTGAGAAAACTATCAAATATATTCACGTTTTGGGGTAGTTGTCTCTTGACGGTGACGTCTATAATGTATATCGTCACACAAAGATCGGATTTGGCCAATTTAAGTCATTCTGTTTTTTATATCCACATGTTGTTTGAACTGGGTTATGGCTATTTCTATTTCCCTCAGTACATGTATGGGTTGACCACGTATTTGCATCACTTTGTTTATTTATTCTTTTAGTACTTTCTTATTTGCAAAACGAATCATTATTACCTGTTTGTATATTACTTTCCTCAAGAGTTTCCAACATTCTTGTTGGCATGCAAACGATACTTTGAAATAGATAACGATGTATATAATTTGGTATTACTGGGTTCGTTCGTATTTTTCCGCTTCTTTTATTTTTTGGTAGTGAGCTATCAATACCGTATGATTATCCAAGAAAATTATGTCTATACTACCATGTTCTTCATGATCACTCTTTTACAATCAAAATGGTGCATGGAATTGCTTCAAAAAAGTGTCAGTAAGATTCCTTACGGATATTTCAGTAAAAACAAAAAGAAATATTTGCATCCAACCCGATAA